TTGATGAGGCGGTGACCGACGTAGTTGAGCCAGCGGAAGCGGTTCTTGGGGCTGGAGAGGACGATCTGGGGGAGCGTGGCCTGGATGTACGTGCGGTACATCAAGTCGGCGTTACGCGAGATGACGGCCGTGACGCGGCGACCAAAGTCGGCCTGTCCGTTGAACGTCACCTCGATCGCCTCCATGGCGAAGTTCGTGTGGCGCTTGTAGAGCACCTTCCAGAACGTGATCTGGGGGTTGCCGGAGATATAGATGTCCTGCGCACCATACGAGACGAGTTGCATAAGACCGCCACCCATTTGATTGTTTGTACTCAGAAGAGAGATTTTTTTTCGGGCGGGGGCGAGGAGGGCGAGCGAACACACGCCGCGAGGTGCGTCTACTGCGACAAAAAAATATTCTCGCCTATTCTGGAAAGAAGAGATGGAGACAGTTTTCAGATTCCCGACGTCCAACGTTCTTATTAATACCTTCTTGCGGTCGATGGTGGTTATCGCGATCGCAATTCTTGGATTTCAGTCGTCGTGGTATGTCGCCTACTGGAGCGCCGTAGTTCACGACGCGATTTCGCTGGTTCTGATCATGCCATATGTGTAGACGCGGCGTAAAGGAAGCACGCGCGGCAGAGGGGTTCGTACAACTCGGCGCCGCCGACGAGGACCTGACCGGTTTGGTCGACCTTGCGGCGACTGAAGAGTCCGGGCGTGCCGTCGCAGCAGTACGCGCAGAAGGCGGTGAGGCGCGTGACCTTGTCGGCGAGCGGAATGCAGTCCAGGATTTTCCCGAAGGGTTTGCGGTCAAAGTCGCCGTCCAGACCGACGACAACAACGTTGCGCCCAAAGTTCTCGACCTCGCACTTTACAAAGAGCACGAGGTCGTCGAAGAACTGCGCTTCGTCGATCACGATGAGGTCTGCGTCTTTCGTAATTTCATTGGGGACTTTCATGAGATCGGTGTTGGTGGTGTAGCAGGGGACGCGGACGCCGTCGTGGGTGATTACGTCGGAGGCGGTGGAGTAGCGATTGTCGCTGCCGGGTTTGATGACGAGGACGCGCGCCCCGACGCTGCGGTGGCGCTTGACGGTGGACGCGATGAAGGAGGACTTGCCGGAAAACATAGGACCCATAACGACTTCGAGACTCATGCTGCTGTGCTACTCTTTCGCACAGATGGAAAGAGATCCGTTTCGAAAAGTTTGTGAAGTAGATGTAATAGTATGTCTGGCGGACCGAGACCAGGAGAAAAACGATCATTTGAGGCGGCGTTAGACGCTTCTTCCTCCGCGCCCACAGGTTCTATGCCCGTGGCGAGTGCAGACGAAATAGCGGCGCGCCCAAGGGTAGGAAGGTCGGCAGATGTTGTTATGGATGATGCGGAACGAGTTGCCGCGGGAGTGCAATCAGACCCCGCCGTCCAAGCAGTTGCTTTACAACTTGTGCCGCCAAGCGTTGCAGCACTTGCGAGAAGAGGAGAACCGCCACCACCGCCACCGCCGGGTTTTCTGAGTCGAGCAGCCGATATTGCGTACCGATACCGGGGCACGATTGCTACAACACTTGTAGCGGGTGGCGCTTTGACTGCTGCTGCATTGGGCGGAGATATTGGGCAGGTCGATGCGTTTCTAGCAAATGGAGTAAGTTTCGTATGTGCAACGACTGCGACAATGGTGGAAGGATTGTTTCAAAGTCTAGACCCTATAGCAGCGATCACTGCTGCGGGAGGAGCAGTCGCGAACAGCGAAACTGCTGCTGCGGTCGTTGCAAACGTAGGAAATTTACAGACAATCGCCGTGTATGGCGGAGGAGCGCTCGCAGCAACCGGGTTCGCCCAAGGTGTTGGACTTCCGCTTGGTTCGGATGCAGCAGTCGATGCGGGTGTTGCACTAGCAAGTGGAAGCGCATCGGCTGCTTCGGGCGCGGTTAGGGGGTTGTCTACCATTTCTAGGGAGACGGGTGGATTTGTTAGGCGGGGGTTTGATGCGTTGGGGGGCACACTAAGAACGTTATTGACGTCGGCAGTTCGGTCTGCTCCTGCCGGTGCTGCTGCCGGTGCCGGTGCTGCTCCTGCCGATCCGTCTGCTATAGCGGGCATTATCGAAGATATGGCACGGCGGTGCGAATATTCCGGAGAAGTTGCGGAAATTATAATAAACGCTCTACGCCACCTCGACCAATCGATTAATTCAATTTACAAGATTGATGAACACGGACGCCCAATACCGCATGCACTTCCTCCGGGGGGGCACATGCGACTCGTAATGGACGCAGCAGAGCATATTCAAGGCGATGTAGTCGGTAAAATTGCCGGGTCTAAAGGACATCCGCAACTTAAAGCGATTTATACACAGAGCGCAATTGACCTCCTGCGCATGGCGGGTGCTGTGTCAGTTAAACGCGCGCAGATGGCTGCCAACATTCAACCGGAAGTCGATCCCGGCGGCGGCAAGACACCTGCTAATTCAATGGTTCCTGAATCTCAGTCCTCGGTGGCGAGCGAAGACGAAAGCAGTGATCCGCGTTTTTTGAAACTGTTTGGGAGTATGGAGACCGTGGAAAAGGTAACCAATGAGGGTATTGAACTGGTCGTTGAGGCGTTTTTGAGGCGACCACTCCCCGGAGCAGGAGCAAAAGCAGCACCGATGGCAGGCGGATGCCCGACGTGCGGCGCATCAGCACCCAGGTATGGCGGAGGCGGAGGCAAGACGCGCCGTCGGCAGAAAAAGAAATCGAAAAAGTCGAGGAAGAACCTGCGCAAGAGTTACCGCCGAGGGCACAAGAAGCAGAGTCGCAACAGGACTAAATCTCGCTCACCATCCGAGGCGATATATGCATCGCCTCCAGTTCCTGAAGCCACAGTTTCACCGCATATGGAATCGTCCGGTCCTCCAGTCCGGTCTTGACGCCGCAGGATCGGCACTCGTAAATCTTGTCTTTTTCGTTGATCGTCGACAGCGACCCGCACTTGGTGCACACGCCCGTCGTGAAGGGGTCGGAGACATCCATGAGGCGCTCCTTTGTAAACACTGCCGCGCCGTGAGAAATGAAGCAGTCGCGCTCCATCTCGCCCACGCGCAGACCGCCGTCGCGCGACCTGCCCTCGCACGGTTGGCGCGTGAGTGAGACGATCGGTCCGCGCCCGCGCCCGTGCATCTTGTCAATCACCATGTGCTTCAGGCGCTGGTAGTGCGTAGTCCCGATAAATATTTCTACGGGCATCATCTCGCCCGTCATGCCGTTGTACATCATCTCGTTTCCGTATGAATGAAGACCTAGGTTGCGCATATGCTGGCGTAGGTCTTCCAGTCCGAGATGCTCGTAGGGCGTGCCGTTTCCGAGCGCTCCCAGTCGCACGCCGATTCTGCTGTACATGGTTTCCAGCAGTTGCGCGATGGTCATGCGCGAGGGAATGGCGTGCGGGTTCATGATGATGTCCGGGCGCAGACCCGACGCCGTAAAGGGCATGTCGCACTCGTCGAGAATCATGCCGCACGTACCCTTCTGTCCCGACCGCGTCGCAAACTTGTCGCCGATCTGCGGTACGCGCTCGCTGACGACCCTGACTTTGACGAACGGATACCCGTCCGAGTTCTTGTCTTGCCACACGCCGTCGATGCGCGCCGTTTCGGCGTTCTTGTGCGTGCTCGACAGGTCGCGATACAGGAATCCGTGCGGATCGGACTTTAGGTTGACGACCTTGCCGATCACGACGTCGTTCTCGTGGACGATGGCGTGCTTGTGTGGGATGCCGTTGTCTTGGAGAGCAGAATAGGATGTGTTCTTGTACCCGCGCGTCGACTCCTGGCGGGGTTTCGAGAAGCGCTCCTCGCGCCCGCTCGCGACGTTGCGGTGCTCCTCGTCCTTGTACACGGTATAGTACAGACCGCGCATGAACCCGCGGTTGAGCGATCCGCGGTTGAGAATGACGGAGTCCTCCTGGTTGTACCCGCCGTAGCACGCAATGGCGAGAATGGCGTTCGCACCGCACGGCATTTCTTCCATTTTGAGGATCGACATGATTTCGTTCTCCACGATCGGGCGCATGGGAGAGCAGAGAATGTACCCGTTCTTGTCAATCCTGCGATGGTAGTTCGAGGCGTAGAGCGACATCGCCTGCTTCGCCATTGCCGACTGGTAGGCGTTGCGCGGCGACTGGTTGTGGTTCGAGAGCGGGATGATGGACGCCATGTGTCCGAGAATCATCTGGGGGTGGATCTCGCAGTGCGTGTGCTGCGCCGTCACTTCGGACGGGAACATTGCGATGCGAATGACTTCGGACTCGCTGGAGTCGACGTACTCGATGCACGCCGACACCCACTTCATCCAGTCCTTGGCGTCCTCGCCGGTGGGACGGGGAAGCAGCGCGCCGTTCACGACACGGAAGAGGGGACGCACGAGGCGACCCGCGTCAGTCTCCACGATAATGCGCTTGTCGAGAATGTTCCACGCGATCGAGACCTGCGGGTGAATACGGGAAGAGTACTTTGCTGCTTTGAGCGCAGCGTGGACAATATCGGGGCGCTCCGTGTACCCGAGTATCGCACCATTCACGAGGACTGCGACCTCGCCCGTCGTCCACAGATTCTCCAACCACGTGAACTCGGGAATGTCGCGGAGAACGTTGAGAATCACAAAGGACGGCACGTGACCGGTGAGGGTCGACATGAGACTCATGGTCTTGACAATGCCGACCGAATGACCCTCGGGAGTCTCGACGGGACAGACAAACCCCCACGAAGACCCGTTCAACTTGCGGGGCGCGAGCAGTTTGCCCGATTTTTCGACGGGCGTCTGGATGCGCCGAATGTGCGAGAGCGTGGCGTTGTAGGACATGCGATTGAGAACTTGAGAGACGCCCGACTTGGTGGCGTTGGAGAGCGAGGTGGAGTTGGATGCGCCCAAACCCTGGACGGTAAAGTTGCCCGTGGCGAGCGCCTGCTTCAATTTGCCCTCGATGGACGAGACTTTGAGGATCTTGTAGAGGTTGCTAATCATGAGGCAGTCGAGCGGGCGACCCGCCTTCTTCCAGTTGTCGTTATTGATCTCGTGAACAAACTTGCTTCGAATATCCTTGCAAACCTTCTGAAACAGTTGGCGGAACAGGTGCGTGAGCAGCGCGCCCGTCGTGACGACGCGCTTGTTGGGGTAGGCGTCGCGGTCGTCCTGCGCCATTGCTCCCCTGGCGATCGCTAGCAGTTTGCGCACCATCGATGCCAGCGTCTTCGCCTTGCGCGCCTGGAGAATCGGCGGGGGCAGCGGATGCTCGCCGGCGAGTTCGCAGTGCGGCAGGAACTCGGTCCGAATAAGACCGAGAACGTGCGCAGTCTTGTCGTCTGTGGCGGGCGGGTACTGCAGGTGGCGACTCAAATACTCGATCGCCTCGTCCTGGGTAAACACGCCGATATCCGCACACTCCTTGAAGGACGCGGCGAGGTAGTCGTCCGCGCCCGGCAGGTTCAGTAGGCGGTACACCTCCCCGTCCTTCGTCACCCCGATACAACGGAAGAAGACCATCAGCGGCACGTCTTCGCGGAAGCGCGGAATACAGACGTGAAGCGGAAACCCCAGTCCGTTGAACTTTGCGGATATGCGGATCTCGAGTTTCTTCGGAGGCAGCGTGAAACTTTCGTGAAGACTCTTCATCTCCACGCTGTGAGAATACTTGGTCGTGGTCTTCTTGTTGGTAAAGACCATGATGCGGTTGTCGGCGACCTTTTCCTGCGAGAGAATGATCCGCTCGCCGCCGTGGATGATGAAATATCCGAAAGGGTCGTGGGTGCACTCGCCGAGATCCGCGAGCGACATCGAGTAGTCCTTCAAAACGCAGAGCGAAGAACCGAGCATGACGGGAATCTTGCCCAGCGAGATGCCCTCAAAGGTCTTTGTCTCTTCTTTGAACTCGGACAATGTAGGACCGGAATAGGACCGCACGACGAGTTTGATGTCGACAAACATCTGCGCCGCATAGGTGAAATTGCGGATGCGCGCCTCGTGCGGCAGCATCTGCTTCAGACGCCCCGTCGCCTCCTGAATGCGCGGTTTCATGTAGGTGACATTGTCCATCGACAGGCGGAATTCGTACTTGTACTTTTTCGTCGCGTCATCTTGTTCGTGCCAGACCACAATCGGGGGAGTGGAGCGAAGAATGAGGGGGAGTTTGTTGTAGAGGAAGTCTTCGTAGGGTTCAATTTGCGACTCGCTGAACCGAGAAATTCCCTGCTTGCGGAAGTATGCTCGAACGGCGTCCATCTCTTTG